AAGTAATAATAGCCAAGCAACGAAACGGTCCGATCGGCACAGCGGAGCTCGTATTCCTGAAGCAATTCAGTAAATTCGTAAGCTCGGTTAGCTCTGACACATCATCGAAGGTGCAATCATCTGAATCGTATAAAAGGCCGGATATGTATGCCGGCGCATAGAAAAACCCCGATCTGAGCTGGGGAGCCGACGGGGTTTAACCACACACACCAATTATATCATAGAAGGGTGTGGGGGAGCGTGGGGATCTTGCAGCAAATGGAATTATACGAGCAAGCATCTGCCGATGAGATCCGGCAAGCCAAAACGCTGCTCACTAGGTACAGAAGACATAAAGACATGATAACGGAGTTAGAAAAAATAGAGAGTCTTGCTCCTAAACAGGAAAAAGCGTACAATGCATACGTAATGGCAACCCAATCTGTAGAGAGGGCTGTCCGGCTTATCACCGATTCGGAAATCCGAGACGTCGTGATTGCGAGATTTATAGAAGGAGCCAGGCGCAAGGATGTAGTTATCCGGTATCGATTTCTCGACCCATCTACAGTTGATCGCAGGATTAATCGGGGGATCGAATCTGTGGCGAACACCCTCAAGTTCTTTGAATAGATGGTTAACCGGAAAATGCGTGTAATTCGCAGAAGAAACGCGCTTATCACGCTCGTATACTGTTTGTCTTATAGAGGTACAGTGGGATCACATAGAGCATTTTGCTCAGGTGATACCTACTGTACCTTTATCATATGTAGGCACTCGGCCATGCGGTGGGCCATGCGATGAGCATGATAGCCTTAGACGTCTTTCGTCAAGCGTGTGGAGATGGGGCGGGGTTTGACACCCCTTGAAGGGCTTGTCCCTTCGTCTATGGTCCGGATCTCGTCCGGGCTGTAGACATTCGGATAATCCCAAACGTTTGTGATTTTGAAGAGTCCTTCGGGGCTCTTCTTCTATTATAAGTAGATTGGAGCTGAAGACATGACGGTAAGGGTCAAAGTTCCGCCTCCCGTCCTGCAACCCACGAAATGTGCCTCATGTCCTTGGGGGAAGTGGGTGGGCTCGGTTCAGCATTGCATGCTGGTCCGATGCGTGAAGGAAGGGGGAGACCAAGTTGAACAGCGTAGAGCCCATTCGTGATTACTTGGTTCTTGAAGGAGTCCTTCGCGATCTAGAAAAGTGGAATCCGAAATATCATGCGATATTCTTAGTCGGGATATATACGGGGCTACGGATCTCGGACATACTCCGGCTTCGTGTTAGAGATATTCGGGCGGATGAGTTGCGAATCAGGCAGAAGAAGAATCGGAAATGGGTTATGCTCCCGGTCCATCCGGAGATCAGGCGAGGCATCGCGGAATACATCAAAGGTATGAGCGATCATGACTGGTTGTTCAGAAGCCGCCAAGTGAAGTTGAACGTTCGGGTAAGGCGAGAGCTAGATAGGAGTACCGTCTACAAGATGCTCAACAAGGTTTGCAGCAACTACGGACTGTACTCCGTCGGATGCCACACAATGCGCAAGACGTTCGGGTATCACATGTACATGGCGAACAAGAAGAACGTCGGACTGATCATGGAGATCTTTGGACACAGCGATCAATCGATCACGCTTCGATACATCGGAGTAACCCAGGACACGATTAACGATGCCGTTTTACGCTTCAAATATCGAGAGAGTTACACATAAATAGCCACTGTCGAACTCATCTGTGCCCGGCCGTGGAAATGCGTGTCAGGATAAGGGAAACCGGGCATTCGGCTACCGCAACACACTATAAGATATGGGGAACTCGGTTCAAGGGGATGATTGGAAATAATTCTCCATTTTGTTACAATGAAAAGTGACGAAATCTACTACAAAATGGAGGATGAATATGACAGAAAACAAGACAGATGAACAAAGAATTAGTCCCGTAGATACCAATCCTAAAGACTTTTTATTGACGCAATTCGTATCTACAAGCAACAGCACGTCATTGGAGTTAGGATTGACATTAAATATTGGCGGCACTCTCATTACTGGAACTCTAGTTTCAGGTGAAACGTATTGCGAAGGTGTTGCACAATCATTTTCTAACACAGGAGGTAAGGTTGGAGAAGGGTTAGCGGATGCGATAAGGTTGTTTGGCAAAAAAGTATTTGGTTCCGAGTCGGAAGACGAAGACAATGACAATGATACGGGACCTGATATGATTCACCTCAAAAATGCTACAGTTCATCAAGGTCAGAATAAATACCATACTCAGTGGTGGAGAGGCAAACTAAGGTCGGTTGACGGCTTCTCTTTCGGGACTTTTAGTGAATAATTAACGAAGAGCATCCGCCATGCGCGGGTGCTTTTTTGTTTGCCGGAAGATGACGCGGAGGTTGGTGATGGAACAAAAGAAGGCCAAACCTTTCTATAAAAGCGCTGCTTGGTTGAAGTGCAGAGTCTTCGCCCTTGAAAGGGACAACTACCTATGTCAGCCATGCATGAAGAAGAATCGTCTGACGCCTGCAACCACGGTCCATCATAAGAAACCGCTAGAGGAAGCGCCAGATCTCGGGCTCGATCTGGACAACCTTGAGAGCATCTGTCCGGCTTGTCATAACCGAGAGCATACCGAGAAGGGGAGCGGCCGGCCACGTCCTCAACCGAGAAAGGTAAGGATCGAGAAGAGTCCGGCAAGCGACGAGCGATGGTGAGGGGGCAACTCGAACACCCCCCCTCCCCTCGAACTTGAAAGGGCAAAGCCCCAGGGACCGGCGCTCCCCTTCGTTTGCGGCACGGACCAAAATTTTAGGTAAAAGGGGGTAAAATGAGATGGCGACAAAACGTAGCGCGGCATATCAACGCATCAAGAAGTTCCTCGGGGACTCATTCAAGGAGTCCGACGATGAGCTGATCTTAATTTATTGCGAAACCTACGAGTTTTACACTCGGCTCCGGAGGGAAGTTTCCTCTAATGATCTATTGGTCACGCATACGAATAAATCGGGCGCGACGAACCTCGTGAAGAATCCGCTTGCGATCGAGTTGACGAAGACCGTTCAAACGTTGAACAACTTATTGAAGTCGCTTGGCTTAACTGCTGCGCAGCGCAAAAAGCTTGTGACGGACGGCGGTGGAAAAAATGGCCGTGATGGCGACTTCGACAACTTCTAATCTACTTGCCAACCGCTACGCGTACGACGTAGCAGCGGGCAAGGTCATTACATCCAAGAAGGTCCGTCTTGCATGCCAGCGCCATCTGGCGGATCTTAAACGCCAAGGGACGGCGTCCTTCCCCTATGTGTTCGACGAGGAACTAGCCTACCGGCCCATCGCGTTTATCGAACGGTTTTGCCGACCGTCGCAGGGTGATTTCCATCGGTTAGACCTTCAGCCTTGGCAACACTTCATTATCGGGTCGCTATACGGATGGGTGCATAAGGACACGAAGCTCCGTCGATTCAAAGAAGGGTTGATCTATGTCGGCCGGAAGAACGGGAAGACGACGATGATCTCGGGACTATCCCTGTATAGCGCTTCGAAGGATGGAGAGCGCGGTGCTCGCGTCTTCCAGCTCGCGAATTCGAAGGAACAGGCTCGCGAGCTATTCGATGAATGCAAGCATATGATCGCATCCTCTCCAACGCTCGCAAGCCGGTTCGATGAGACGTTACACGAAATCCGGTACTCGGATACAATGTCGAAGATCATGCCGCTAGCGACGGATAGCAAGAAGCTGGACGGAAAGAATTGCAGCTTCGGTGTTTTCGACGAGATCCATGAATACAAGAATTTCAAGCTGATAAACGTCATCAAGAATAGCACTGGTGCCCGGCGGCAACCGCTGCTTCTGTACATCACGACTGCTGGTTACCAATTGGACGGGCCGCTCATGGATTACTATGAGAAGGCAGCGGATATTCTCTCCGGATCGCTCGAAGATGAGCGTTTTTTTTGTTTCATGGCAGAGCTAGATCCGGAGGATGAACTCGAGGATACGTCCACTTGGGTTAAAGCCAATCCAAACCTTGGGCTAACGATAAAGCTGGAGGACATGATCGAAGAATGGACCTCTAGAAAGAGCGTGCCAGCCGAGAAGAACGACTTCATTACGAAACGCCTTAATCTGTTCTCACAATCGGACGAGCAATCGTTCATCGATTTCGAGATCATAAAGGCGAATGACGCGACGATTGACCCGGACGAGCTTCGCGGCATGAATTGCGTCGGCGGGTTCGACCTTTCGCAGACGGAAGATTTTACATCGGCATGTCTGGAATTTCCTTTGGAAGATGGCCGAGTCTTCATTCTCTCCCATTCGTTCGTTCCGCAGCGGAAGGTTGAATTAGACAATGAAAGCCTGCCGTTCCGATCTTGGGGGAAAGAGGGGCTTCTTACGATATGCCCAGGCGCTTACGTTGACTACAAGGCCGTGCTCGATTGGTTCGTAGAGCAATCTAAACTCTACTCTATCGATCTGATTACCTACGATCCGGCGAATGCTTACCGGCTAGTCGAGGACATGAAGAGTCACGGCTTCATGACGCAGGTCGTCCGGCAAGGGGCGCTTACACTGAATCCGGCGATGAAGGATGTTAAGGAAATGTTGCTTGACGGCCGTGTCGTTTTCAACAAGAACAAGCTCTTCCGTTGGTATCTCAACAACGTCAAGCTTGTCGAAGATCGCAACGGCAATTGGCTTCCAACGAAGCAAGGTCGTTATCGCAAGATAGACGGTTTCGCCGCATGGCTCAATGCCCACACGGAGGTCATGAAGCGAATGGTCGCGCCCGCAGCAAGCGGAAACCTTGAATTCGTCTCGATCAGCAAACTATTGGGGAGGTGATAGAGATTGGGAATCTGGAAAAGAGTCAAGAACGTTTTCCGTGGGGAGCAGCGTGACGCATATAGCGGAACTGGTTACGATTTTATCAAATGGTTTAACCCTGCGAATATCTTCGCGGGCCGTGTCGGGAATACTCTGGCGACGAATGAGACCATCTTTTCCGCCGTCAGCAGGCTTTCGAATGCGATGGCGAGCCTCCCCGTCAAGTTGTACGAAAATTACAAGCCGGTCCGAACTCATATGTCCGATTTAGTTGAAAACTCGCCGAACCAGAACATGACATCATTCGATTTCATCCGGACACTCGAGACGCATCGGAACACGAGTGGTAATGGCTACGCGCTGAAAATGTATGACAATAACTATCAAGTAAGCTCATTCGCCGTTCTCGATCCATCCAAAGTGCAGGAAGTCATCGAAAAAGAGACCCTGGACCTCTGGTACGAAGTGACGACGAACAAGGGAAAGTATCTGGTCCACAACATGGATATGATCCACGTCAAGCACATTCAGACCAATGGGTACAGGGGAATCAATCCACTCGATGTGCTGAAAAATACGACTACGTTCGACTCGTCGGTTCGGCAATTCAGCCTTGACCAGATGGATACGGCTATTAAAGCATCGTTTCTTCTGAAAATGGCGACCAATCTATCGAAGGACAAGAAGGCCGAAATCCTAGCCAACTTCAAGGAATTTTACAAGGAAAATGGCGGGGTCATCATCCAAGAGCTCGGCACGGAAATAAATGCAATCGAGCGCAAATTCATCGACACGAAGGTATTTGAGGTCGAGAAAATCACGCGTTCACGGGTCGCGACGGTCTATAACATGCCGGTGCATATGCTGGGGGAAACGGGCGGCGGCTACTCCAGTATGGAGCAGCTCGCAATCGAATTCGTACAGGGCACAATGGTTCCAATCGTTCGGCAATACGAGCAGGAATTTAATCGAAAGCTGTTGACGACAGCAGAGCGTTTACGTGGACTATCTTACAAATTCAACGTGAACGCTCTTTTGCGTGGCGACATCAAAACACGAGCTGAGTTTTACTTCAAGGGCGTGCGGTCCGCCTGGTTCAAGCCGAACGAAGTGCGTGCTTTCGAGGAACTGCCGCCGGTACCGGGCGGCGACAAGCTCTATATCAGCGGAGATTTGCACCCGATCGATGAGCCGCGACCTAACGCCGGAAAGGGGGTGAAGATACCGGATGAACCCGAAACCGACACCTGATCCGAACCAAAATGAGGTTCGGACGTTGCTGATTCGGAACATAGATACCCGTTCGGCTGGCGAGAGCGGCGCAAAAATTGATGGATTCGCTGCCGTTTACGACGAGTATACCGAGATTATGGATTGGTGGGGCGACTCCTTCCAAGAGCGAATTCAGCGTGGCGCATTGACCGATACGCTTGGCGACGGCCACGACATCTTCGCTCTGAAAAATCACAATTGGAATGAGGTACTCGGCCGAACCGGCGCAAATCTTGTCCTGACAGACCGTGAAAACGGTCTGTTTTTCGATTTAACGCCAAATCAATCGACGTTGGGCCGGGACATAGTCGAGGACGTGCGGAGCGGGCTGATCAAGGGGTGCAGCATTGGCTTCCGTATTCTTGAACAACTGTGGGAGGAACGCGACGATACCTGGTTCCGAACGATCACAAAGATCGAACTAAGGGAAATTACCCTAACGCCGATTCCCGCATACACCTCAACCACGGCCGAAGTTCGAAGCTTGACGCCGCCTGCCGGCTGCGGGCGAAGTCAAGCGCCATCCCCAAGTGCTGAACTTCAGGAGCGCCAAGCGATCCTTGAAGAAGCAAATAAAATTATCGAAACCTACAAACGGAGGTAATGTAAATGCCGACCATCTACCAAATGAAAGAAAGCTTGGGTGTTCTGGGTGCGGAGTTGACGACGATTTCCGAACAGATTCGCTCGAAAGCGGCCGACCCCGGTACGCCGATCGAAGAACTGCGCGGTCTGAAAGAGAAGCAAACGCATGCGGAAGAACGCTTCCGCATGCTGAAGGAAGAGCTCGACCGCAAAGAGCAAGAGGAACGCGATCGGGTTAAAGCTCAGAACCCCGTCGCATTCGAACAGAACGACGAGAAACGCATGATCGCGGCTAAGGCCGAAATGATTCGTTCGGCGATTCTCGGCACGTCGGTATCCGACGAGTCTCGGAATCTGCTGGGTGCACTGAAGCAGACCCCTTCGACCGGCGGGGAGAAGTTCCTGCCGACGAACATGTCCAACCAGCTCGTTGCGGAGCCTTTCACGAAGAATCCGCTTCGCGAAATTATTCGAACGACTAACATCAAGGGACTCGAGTTGCCGAAAATCGCCTACGAGCTCGATGACGACGGATTCATCGGTGATGAAGAAGCGGCGAAGGAAATCAAGCTTACCGGCGACAAGGTAACTTTCGGGCGGCACAAGTTCAAGGTAAAAGCGAGGATTTCCGATACCGTCCTGCACGGCTCCGATGCGGATCTCGTTTCTTACGTCGAAAATGCTCTTCAATCCGGCTTGGCGGCAAAAGAAAAGAAAGTGTCCCTTGCCACCTCGCCGGCAACTGGTGAAGAGCATATGTCCTTCTACGCCGTAAGCATCACGCAAGTAAATGGTGCCGACCTCTACAAGGCGATCAAGGCCGCACTCGCTGCGCTCCACGAGGATTATCGCGATAATGCGAAAGTCGTCATGCGCTATGCGGACTATCTGAGCATCATCGAAACGCTCGCGAACGGAAATGCAACGTTGTTCAATGCTCCGCCGGAGTCGGTGATCGGGAAACCGGTAGAGTTCTGCGATTCGGCTGTTAAACCGATTGTCGGAGATATGAACTATGCCCAGCTGAACTATGATGGGCCTCTGATCTACGACACGGACAAAGACGTCACCAAAGGCGAATATCTCTTCGTGCTCACGGGCTGGATCGATCATCAAATCCTGCTCAAAGCCGCCTTCCGCATTGCAAACGTCGTGCCGGCTGGCTGATCGATGTTAGGGGGTTAACCCATGGCCGTAGAACTCGAGCAAGTGAAGGACTATCTGCGAATCGACGGTGCCGAGGATGATGCTATCCTCGGCTTATTGATTGGTGCCGCTGGCGAATTCTTATCAAATGCCGGCGTCGAGGAGTCCGAGAGCAAACTCTATGCCATCGCCGTCATGCTTCTCGTGTCGCATTGGTACGAGAATCGCGAATCGGTACTCGTGGGAAGCATCTCGAAGGCAATGGAATACAGCCTTCAGAGCATTATTCTACAACTGAAATGAGGTGAAGGCATGCAATATGTTGTCCAGCAAGTATTCCAGGATAAATTTACCGGAGATGTTTATCGCGTTGGTGAACCTTTCGAATCCGATGATCCGGATCGGTTGAAGGATTTGAAAAGCCGTCAGCTGATCGCGGAATCCTCGAAACCGGCGGATTCGGTATGGCCTAGACACATCGCTGCCGGGAATTACGAACTTTCCAACGGCGAGAAAGTCAAGGGGAAAGAGCAAGCTCACGCCGCACAAGCGGCTTTGAATGCAGGTGATCAACGTGAAGGTAAGCAACCTTGATCGACGGATCACCATTCAAAAGAAGCGGGTCAGCAAAGGACCAGAAGGCAGACCCGCGACAGCCTGGGATGATGTAATGACGGTTTGGGCGGCGCGCCAGCCTTTGCGTGGCCGGGAGTTTTTCGCCGCCGCTGCCGTTCAAGCCGAGAGCACAGTGCGCTATGTCATCCGTCTGCGATCCGGGATTACATCGAACATGAGGGTCGTCGACCTGAAAGACGGCAGAATTTACGATATTATCGCTCCCCCGATTGAAGACCCGTTCGGCGATCGAACGCAAACGCACTTAATGTGCAGGGGGGTGGTCCCCGATGGCGGGTGAGTTGGAGTTTCTAGGTGGCGAGGAGTTGGCACGTCGGTTAAGGCAGATCAACAATCAAGCGAACCGACTCGAGAACGCGGCTTTACGCGGTGGAGTCAAAATCATACATGACGAAATCGTCCGTCGTGCGCCTCGGAGTCATGCTCCACGGGGGCCTTATGGAGCAAGAAATAGATGGCGGACCGGTCGCCATGGGGCCGATATTCTTAAGATCGGCAACATTCGGCGAATGCAGGGCGGAAAAGCGATTTTTGCAGGATTGCTCAAGGGTGATAGGTCGAAAGCTTTTTACTTGAAATTCCATGAATGGGGTACGAGTAAACAACCCGCCCGGCCGTTTATGGAGCCTACAGCCAGAGAAAAGGAGAGCGAAGCTATAGCGGAAGTTGCGAGAATCTTGAAGGAGGGGTTGGGATTATGATCGATCTTAGCCCCAATATCATTCAAGCGCTTCAGCTAGACAGCGAGATCGCATTAAAGGTTGGCCTCGACCCGGATGGGAATACGCGTATCTATCAACGCAACATCCCC